TTAATAATTTAATGTTTGACCAGCATAAATCAAATTAGGATTTGAGATGCCATTCATTGAAACTAAACTTTGAACTGTTGTTCCTAAATGGCTCGCAATTGATGAAAGATTATCGCCAGAGCTTACTGTGTAAGTTCGTGCTGCGGTCCCAGATTGACCGCCTGTGAAGCGAATAACCTGACCAGTGTAAATTGTGTTCGGATTAGATAAACTATTCTGACGTGCTAATTCTTGCCAGTTTGTACCCCAGTTTGATGCAATGCCACTAAGTGTATCACCTTGTTTTACAATATAACTTTTTGCGGGTGTCGTTGGCTGGCTTGTAGAAGCATCAATAGTTTCCACATCATGAACGGATAACCAGCTCATAATACCATCAAGCAAGACAGTATCTCCATTCTTCTGGATGATTTTATGTGGTTGACCTTTTACCCATTGAGGAATTGTTTCTCCTGTGGCATAATTCTTAGCGCCAAAGTTTACTTTAACCGTCATTCCAACTTCTACATCGTTTCCTTTAACTTCATTGGCTTCTTTACCATTTTCAATGGCCGGTGTAGCAGTATCGGGTTTAACTTCTTGGCCTTGCTGTTTTCCGTATCCATTACCTGTGATTCCTGTTAAATCAACATTTCCATCAAGTCCGCCAGCAACATAAGTTGATGTGAACTGGAATACTGAAATTCCGTCCATACTTGGGAAGAAGCTATAGTTTGGAACTGGTGTTACTTCATAATTTGGATATGCCGCAATCCATAATGAGTTAGGGAATTCTTTGATGATTTGCTTATAGTTGACATTTTCCAAAGTATAAGGCTTATATGAATAATACATTGGAGTATATCCAGCCGCTTTTACTCGACGCATTCCGTAAAGAATCGCATCAGTATTGGCCTGTTTATTTCCACTTGCTCCACCTTCATAGTCCAAAGCTACAATAGAATTCTTTGGCGTTTGAATTTTTGGTAAATAGCGGTCAAGTGCTGCTTTTGCTACTTCTTGCGAACCTCCGACTTGGTACCAAATATAAGTGTGCGCTCGTTTACCTTGAGCAATTGCTGAAGCTACTTGCGTTTCATAGGTGGCTTGGTCTACAAAGGTTCCACCGTAAGTCCCTCCGATTTGGCTAAAAGCAAATTTATCATGAGCATAGCCAAAATTACCGTAAGTTCCGTTATATTTTGACCAGTCAACCCCCTGATCACCGACTGCCGCAAACACTGGTCCACTTGCTGCGACAACAAAGAAAGCGAACATTCCAATGGCAGCTTTTTTGATTACTTTTTTCATTTATTTTCCTCTGATTTATCTTTATTTAAGACTCTATCACTATCTCCTAGACCACTGGTCGTTGGGTCAGCAACAACTCCAACAATTGCTAATAGCGCAAAAGCAGCATTAACCACTGCAGCAAGTTGTTGATTTAAAATAACAAAGTTCCACTTATAGCCGAATGATGCTCCTATAGCTTGTATTAGCAAGAATAGAGCAGGTAGTAAAGCTAACCAAAAAGCTTTGCTTTTTAAACGTAATTTCCAATTGATTTGATTCATTTTACTCTCCTATTTTTTATATTTTTATGAAGTGCGTTTCCAATAATATATTGTTATTGAACTAATTACTGCTGAACCAACTGGCTAAACGTTGTGAAATCGAACATAAATCACCACCTAATTAAAATTTAATTGAGCAATATTATTCATCGCAGAAGTTGGTTGTAGCACGAAGTCAGACGAGCCGAGCCATTTGTCTTTTGCTAAACCATTGTTATAAGTTGCCATGTCGATTAATTTACCACCTGACAAATTAACAACAATATTGCGCTGCCACGTTACCTTAACAACTGCCCCGACACGTTCTTGCGATTGCATGTGGATAGTCGCACCAGTTCCATTATTAACGATTGAGCAGTCTTTAACAATCAAATTCTGATTACTTGAATTGTCGCGGATTGGGTCATCATGTACATAAAAAGCATTGTCTCCGGACGGTGTAACAAAATCACAACTATTAAATTCAATAGTAAAGTTATTTCTCAATCCAACGCCAATGACTTGCTTATCATCATTAATGAATTTTACATTTGTAAAAGACAAGGTATGCCCAATTTGAATGTCGTAGTCAGCGTGGAAACAATATGCTTTCCCAGGCTCTCCGGAAACTTGTGCTTGGCTGATTGCATGGATAGTCATATTTTCAACAGTTCCTTTAGAAATTTCCAAAGGTGGCAACGAGTATGCTCCGTTTTCGTATTCTAGGGTTACCGTATTTTTATCAACACCCTTAAAATGCAATAGCTTAGTCTTGGCGTCTACTGCTTCATGATAAGTTCCGGAAGAAATCAGGATAGTATCACCATCTTTTGCAAAATTAACCGCAGCTTGAATGGTAGTAAATTTTTTATCAGCTCCAACATTTAAAGTTTGAGGGGCGGTGTCCCCAAATTCAAATATGGCACCTGTGCCAAAATCACTATATTTAGCAACATTACCCTCGCAGATAACAGCCCCAGGCAATTCCGTAGTAGTCAATGATATACCCCAAAAGAAAGCATTCGCTGGTGTTGTAATTGTTCCGCTTTTGTTTCCAGATGAAATGAATTTACCTGATATATCATAAAAGGCATCATGGTTATTAACAAATCTACTTGTTGTATAATTTGTGTTTGGTTTTACTTTCATAAAATAAACATTATAATTAGCATCAGCAGGTAGTCCACCATTTGCTGAATCTAAGTATCTTCCAGATACAACTAATTTTTTGTTAAACATATTTTGATTACACACTTTTTTAAGACCAAGCGGAAGGTTTGCGATTCGCTCAAATGGTAGTAAACCTTCAAAAATTGACTGAGAAGTGTCTAAAATAGGATTATAGTTTTCGTAAAAAACTGATTGAGTTGCATTTGCTTTATTGCACGCATAAGACATGTACTTAGCATTCGTCGGAACCTTTACAACTAATGTATTTAAATATGAAGAAGGTATTGTAAAGTTAGGTTGAGGCTTTACAAGTCCAGAAATATATTTTTGTTCAAAGTCATAAAATGCAATATGTGCATTTGGCGAAATACCCGTAAAGTAGTCAGTATCAGCATTTACTGGTACCATGTCGAAAAGGTCATAGTCAGTATTAACCAATTTTTCGCCATTTGTGTATTGACGATAATATCCACTTGTTTTATATTGTTCTAATAATAAATTGATACGTGCTACTCTCTTCGTTTGCTTTACATTATCTAAAAGCGAAATCATCGAACGTACTTCTGTTTCTTGATCAGCTGTGGAAATTGTAATACCTTGATTATTAACAGTAGTTTGTAAGTTATTTAAATCCGTTTGATTAGCTTTAAGCTCAATATTGCTCGTATTTGATTCAGTTTGAGCATGTAAATCATTCAACTCACTACGCATTACTTGTGGCATATTTTCTAATAATAATTTTGTAAAATCATCAATCTTATTATTTACTTCTTGAGCTAAATCTGTAACTGTAGAATTATCTGATATAAATGTTAAATTCTTACTGACGATAACTTGTTCTAAACTTTCGTTGAGAAGTATTAAATTTGATTTAATACCCCCCGGAATAGTCATCTCAGTAGGGATTATAAGCGTGAATTCTCCCTTGGATATATCATTAGGAGTTAACATAATAAAACCTGATTGAGATTTATACACATATTTATAGGTTAATTTTACTGAATAACCTGTTAAGTCAAGTACAGAACCATTATCAGTTATCTTAAGAAGTAGCGTTCTTGCATTGACATCTCCCTCCATAATTTGAATGGGCTGTTCAAATGCCTGGTTAATCATATCCCATGTAATAGTTTGCTTTTTGAAATTATCTAAACTCATTGGGAACTCCTTTTAAAGTATTTTAGTAATGATATATCCAATAATAGTTACGGCAAGAGTAAGCATAAAGCCCCAAGCCCACTTATTATTGGCTTCCATTTTTTCTATAAGTTTTGCATTTGATTGGGCTATTAAAAGTGCTCGTTCTGCTTTATCCCGGACTGTTTCATAGTTATCCAACTTTGTTTCAATTCGAGCTAATCGTTCGAGCACTTCTCGCCATGCTTGCTCCTCCATGACCCCTACTTTCTTAATCTATTGGATATGTACCAGTCCCACGAGGAGTACCACTGCTCGCAGTTGGACCAAACCACTGACATACTCCACTTGATGGAATGTCAATATGAAATGCATTCCAACCACCAGCCATATGACCTACAAGGGAACACCTATTTCTGGGACGAAATTCATTTGGAACACTGAGATTTACTAAATTGGAATTTGCAAGAATTTTAGAGGATATTTCCCCACCAATTGAATATTCAACTGTAGTCCCTTTCTTCCGTAAGCTAAGAGTGATCCCACCTCCGAGTTCTCCAGACCATGATTTGGTTGGAAGTGTTAAGCTTCCATTTACTTCAACGTTACCAGTAAACGTCTTTTTACCAGCAATTGATTCGTCACCAGTTTTATGAACAACCTCATGATCATTAGCTTTCTCATTACCTAGATTATCAATTTGATTTTGCAAATTTGAGGCTTGATTATCATCCAGTTGTTTTTTTAAATTCTTAAACCATGCTTGAAATTCCAAGTCTTTTTGTTCAAATATCTCCTTGTATTGGTCTACAATTCCATCAACATTGATATTATCAAACGGAGTAGACCAACCACATACCGTAAAATCACTACGCATATCTGTAATATCCGCATCAGTAATTTGAGTAGCATTATTTTTTACAGAAATTTTTGCCAATTGTAATTCATATGTTGTGTCATTACGAGCAACCGTTGTATCTCCTGGTTTATAAAATAATTGAGTCGTTCTTGCATTCTTATCCATTCTCAAAACAACAGAGTCCATGCGTTCTTGAATTGATGATGCCACGTTAACTTGTATTCCAATAGCTTTATCATTAAGGTAAGAGCCTCCATCAATAACTGCTGAACCACTTCCTACTTGAATATTCATTCCATTCTTAGTAGAGCGGACTCGTAATCCATCTTTAAAAGACATTACAACTCCTGTTTTCAAGAATGCTGCAAAAAATCGCATGAAATCATCTGCGTCATAAAGCCGATCTCCGTGTACGTCGTTCCACGGAAAACTATATTGTGTCATTTTATTCTCCTTTTAATAATGTCAAACACAGTTGGACTTTCTTTGTCCCATAGCGGTGACATGTGATGACCTGTATTATCCCAAGTTTCATCTATACCTGCTAACACTGAAGTTTTTGTCAAATTGAATAGTTTACTTGTAAACCGTACTCTGTCACCTAGTTCGTAATCTTTGCCATATACAAATAAATCACTTTCTAAATCGATATCTCCATTTAGCGTGAGCACTTCTTCTTGTTCTGCAAGTTTTTCAATTCCACGACTTGTTAAAGTTGCTTTATATTGTGAATCTGTCAATGTGATATCTTTTCCACTTCCATCCTGTGTTTGCTTTTGAATATCTCGTGCATCAACATAAATTTCTTCACGTTCTAAGCCTGCCAGGTTATCATTTAGTTTCACATTTAGTCGTGCAGAACCATCTCCCTCACCAAAAACCCAAGCCATAGTCGCTTCATCAAAGTTTGATGATTCATAGCTCTCTGATAGTAAATTATCAAAATCAACGCTGAATTCTACAACATCTGATAAATCTTTTCCTTTTACTATTTCTAGTTTGTTATGAGGATTTTGTAAATTTGTAGCTGTCTCTCTAATACCAATATCATAAGTTGAGCAAAGGGCATCTACTTCATCGCAAACAACACCATAAGAATTTTGATAATCAACAGTTGACGTTGACAACGTACCAGGAGAAGTAATAGACAAATATTGGATTTTTCGGCTGGCTTGACTTGGATTGACAACCTCATTGTTAATATGATCATAGATAATTTGTTCTGGCTTTTTGGTCTGATGATAAATTCTATAAACAATTCTCTTCAGTGATTTTGCACGTAAGGATTTACCAGATATAACAACTTCACCCTTTGTTGAATCATCGCATACTACTCTATCAATATAAAAATAAACATCATTTATATTTAGAATATTATCTGAAATAAAAAGCGAGAAAAGAATATCTTTTCTACGCTGTATTTCCTCACTATTATTAAAAATTATTTTTTGAACATCTTCGAGTAATATTTTTAGTGAAAACTGGGAATAAGTATAGTATCTCCAGTTAACTGTTAATGACTCAAAAACATCTAAGATACCAGCAGATTTAAAATTAAAACCACTAGTTCCTACTCGCTTAAATACTTCAATATCCATACTCTTACACTCCTATTATTAAAGGTGTAAATGAAATGGTTGCAAGAATGTTTTCGTGTCCTTTATCTGCCTGAACAACTAAATTATTCGATTCAATATTATCTAATGTGAAAAAAGTAGAACCAGGTGTACGAATACCAATAGCATTCGTTGATTTCGGGTCAGTATCATCTTGATGCCATGATTTCTTTTCCCCATTAACTGTAGAAAGGAAAATAGTGGTTCCTGCATCAAAAGTTCCTGTCCATCCAAAATACTCTTGAGTGACTACGTTATAAATTCTTGGATTTTTTACTACTGCATTACACAAAATATTAAGTTCAAAGCCAACTTCAAAATCTCCTTTGTTTAATATTTTTACAATCTGTCCTGGAGCAATTGTCGCAAAAGCAAAATCAGTTTTTATTGATAATGGAAATTTTAATTTATTATCATTTGATGATAAAGGAATGGATTTATTTCGAACGTTTTCATCTCGCCATTCAGGATCTAATGCTCTAAATTGAATTGACGATTCAGACGTTGATGCGCTACTATCTTTACTTCCCTCATAACCTTTTAATGGTTCTACATCAATACTATAAAGATTTTCACCAATACGAATATATAAAGTTCCTGCAAGTTCTGGGTTGATAATGGCCATCACTTGATGTTCTTTATCTTTCAAAGCCTCGTACGTTTCTTCTTTAATTGCAATTCCTACTGTCATATCCCTGTATGACAGCGAACTGGAAGTTTTACGCTGTCCAGATTTTCCAAAAATCTTTTGAGAACTAATTTCATTTTCTGGCGAACCAAAACCTTCATAGCTAGTTAAATAAAAAGGGCCAAAGCGGTCCAATTTTAATTCAACTCCCAACGTATTTTTATAAGAAATTTCCACATTTGGAAGTGTCGTCATTATTTCTCCTTTCTAAAAGTCATAAGCGGCTTTTTGCCATTGTAGTTGTTGTTGTCGTGCAATTTCACGTTCAGAAGGGTTTTCTTTCACAACAACAGTCATTGGAGCGTGTATCTCCGTTTTTGATTGTTCTTGATTTAAAGCATCGACTGGAATGTTTCCAGCTATTTTTTGAGCAGCGATAATATTTGAGTTGCTGCCAATGTTCAATGCAGAATCCCATGAATCGTTATTTAAGATATTAGTATCAATTTCATCAGTAATTGCTGATTGAATTTGTTTTGCTATCCCAGAAACATTTTTTTGAACAGCTTTAAAGTTTTCCATCAAACTGTCATTAAATCCACCCATAATAGCTTCACCAGCTGGAATTAGTAGTTTTCTATCATAACTAATTGGTCCTTTGTGCTCTTTAATCCAATCAGCAATTCCACCTACAAAACTTTTTACATTTTCGAATCCTGATTTGAGGCCACCTAAGAATCCATTTATAATCGCAGAACCCGCTTCAATGAGCGAATCAGGTACGAACACTCCAACTATTGCTCTAAGCAGTTCTCCGGCTGCACTTCTTATATCATCTTGACGACTTCTTATATTGCTAGCCAAATCTCTTATTAATTTAATACCAGCATCCATCAATCGACCTGTTGCTTGGCCAATTCCACGAACCATTGCGTCAACTAAATTCATTGCAGCATTCACGATATCCGGAATTCTATTGGCGATCCCTCCTAAGAACTTGATAATCAAATTAACTGCAGCATTGATGATTTGCCCTAAATTATTGGCAATTCCATTAACAAAATTCGCAATCAAGGTAGCAGCTGCACTAATGATATCTGGCATTCGAGCGGCTAACGCATTTGTAAATTTAACCATTAAATTTACCGCAGTGTTGACGATTTTCGGCATATTTTGGACAATCACTTGTGCAAAATTCAAAATGATATTTAATGCCTGTTGCGTGATTTGTCCTATATTATTGGCAATTCCCTGCACGAAGGTCAGCAGAAGATTCATTCCAGCTTGTAGTATTTTTGGTAAATGAGAATTGAGTGCAGTCAACCAAGTCACAATCAATTCTGCTGTATTTGCAACTAACGAAGGAATTTGAAGTGTGATCCCTTGAAGTAACGCATTGATCAGAGCTGCACCCGATGAGACTATTTGTAAAGCAGAAGCAGTTAATGCCCCGATAAATGCCACAATAATTGTCGTGGCAGACGTAGCTATTGTGGGAATAAGTAGCAACATAGCTCCTGTAAATGCTGTGATCAATTGCGCTGCCGCTAGAGCTAGCTGCGGCAATCCTTGTGCTAGGCCTGCCATAAACCCGGCAATCACTTTCAATCCTCCAGAAACAATTCCTGGCAACGCTGCTGCGATTGCTGTTAAGATTCCCTCTAGAGCAGTACCAAATGTTGAACCGAGCTTGGGAGCATTTTGCGCCATACTTGAAGCTAGTTCTTCAAAGGATTGGGAAATCTGACTCATTCCGCCTTTTATCCCTTTGTTTTGAAATGCATTAGCAATCATACCAACTACTTTCAGAACTAGTCCAGCTGGTCCTAGCAATGCACTAAAAGCCACTTGGAGAATTTTTAAACCAGCTGTTGGTAAATCAACTTTTGATTTTAGGTTTGAAAAAGTATCCCCTAATTTATCGAATCCTTTAAATGAACCCGTAATCTTTTTTCCAATATCCCGAAATGGCTCTAAAGCTGATCCTAATAAATTGCCGATTTCTTCTTTCACATATGGAATGGCCGCTTTGATAAATGTGACGACCGCTCCAGGAAGAGCCTTTAAAATATTTCCTACCATCGGAATGAAGTTCTTGAATAAGAATGTTGATGTCGTTGAAGCCAACGCATTCAATGGCCCTTGCAAATCACGGCCTAGTGATAAGTTCCCCAGAACATTAGACATTGCAGCTTTCATTGAATTAAATGACCCACTAAATGTTGTTGATGCTTCTTTCGCAGTTGTGCCTGTAATGTCTATTTCTGTTTGGATTGCATGAATCGCTTGCGTGATATCTGAGAAGTTTGAAATATCATACTTTTGACCAGTAAGCTTTTGAGCATCAGTCAAGAGTCGTTGCATTTCTTCTTTCGTACCACCATATCCAAGTTTTAAGTTATCAAGCATTGTGTAGTTTTGTTTTGCAAAACCTTGATAAGCATTTTGAATATCACCAACATTTGTACCCATTTTATTGGCATTATCAGACATATCAACAATTGCTTGGTTTGATAAATCTGCAGCCTTAGCTGTATCTCCATTCAATGATTTAATCATTGATGCAGAAAAACCTGTTACAGTTTCCATATACGCATTTGCAGACATCCCAGCAGTTCTATAACCTTCTGTCGCATATTTTTTTACTTTATCTGCATTATCTTTAAATAGAGTTTCAACCCCACCTAATGATTGTTGTAAATCAGCTCCTTCAGAAAGTGATGAAGAAATTAATTTACCAAGTGCTGCTCCTGTTGCTACCACACCAGCTATTGCGGCGACCTTTAAGGCAGAACCAATTTTTAACCCTGCACTATTCCCTGCCGACTCAGCTTCTGGGTCTAAGATACCAGACATTGAACCTGATATTCCTTTGGCAGATGGCATAATTTGCACATAAGCTTGTCCTAATTCTGTTGCCATTTACCTCCTCCTCCTTTTTGAAATAGTTGCTGACGATATTTTTCAAAATCCTCACCAGAATGAAATTGGATTTTTCTATCAGTTTTTTCTTTTGGTTTATTGATGATATCGGTAACAAGTTTTGGCCTGTTCTTACCTTTCTGACCATCTTCTGTTTTAAACCATAGAGACATACTTAAACGGTCTTGAATCCCAGCTAAAAGAAGTGTATTAATTGGGAACTTTTGTCCACTCATCTTCATTTTTATCCTAGATTCTTCATTCAAACCTATAGAAAAAACAGCTATCTTTAGAGGAGATAGCTGTTTGTAATCGTAAATATGATAAATTTCTGCAAGGTCACACATTAGCGCTTCTTCATCAAACTTTATCATTCTGGCAAGGAGAATTAGTTTTTTATTTTATTTTGAGCTGCAAAAATATCTTCAAGCGCTTCTCTGATTTTGTCAGTCGAAACAAGACCTTCTTCATCTCGAAGATAGTTTTTTAAATTTTTAGATTGATGTTCTCCCAATAAGAGATTTAACATTTTTGGTAACAGAAGAGGATTTTCATCAACTTCTGACAAAATTTCTACCAACTCGAAATTATTTAAACGTTCAGTTGTAATTTCATAACGAAATCCGGATTTTGTTGTTCCTTTTAACATATTTCTCGCTTTCTTTATTTAATATTTACGGGGTCATTAGAGTTAAACAGTTGTATCGATTATGTAGTCGTAGTGAGAGTTGCCAACTTTATCTGGTAAACCAGTAAGAGTAATCTCAAATCCAACAGCATCAGAGTCGTTATAAGAAATATCTCCAATTTCAGATACTTTCCCCTGTGGAATTACAATTCGCTTAAATACTCCATCACGTACTGTCATATCAATGACAACTGGATGCTCAATAAGTTCTTTTGAATTAGCCTTAACCGTAATTCCAGTTTTAAGGGTTCCGGTTACATTGCCAGCCCCATATACTTCTTTAAGTACTTCAACATTCAAAGCTTCAATCAACGTATAGCTAAATGTATCTTCTTTTTCTGTTTGTACTGTAGCAACCGTATCGCCACCCCAAGCTTTGATACTATCAGATTTTGGTGAGTTTTTATTTTTTAATCCATCCTCTGAAATATATCCCAACGGTTTAAAAGCAACATTTAGTGCTGTTTTTGCATCAGTTGGTAAAGGTGTACCTTTCGGCGCTGAGTAAATAGCACCATCAATTCTGGGCTTTGCAGTAGTTACGTTTTCTACTTGTACCATTTTAATCCTCCTAATAATGATTAATATCAAATACTGCTTGATAGCGGTATTCTTTAGTTTCTGTGTCAGTAAAGTTATAGTCACTGTTCAGTGATACATTGCTAATTTCATTTAGTTCGATTAGCCGTTCTACAACTTCTTTCAATTGTTCATTTAGCTTTGCTGCTTCATACATAGAAGGAGCATAGCTCTGAAACGCAAATGTTGAAGATAAAAGATGATTGCTCTTGCTACTACCTGTTTTTTCAAATAAAACATAGCTTAATGGCATCTTTCCTTTTTTCTCCAAAAAAGACGATACCGATAAATGAGTATCAAGAAAATTTTTAATAATAATCTCAATCATTTAACGCACCGCCTTTAAAATTGTATTGTTTTTCATGTTGTCACGCTTTGCTTGATAAGTTTCGGCAAATACCATCGCATTAGCACGATTTTTACCAACATGCATATCTTGACCATAACCTGGTCCACAACGCTGTTTAACAGCAGATGCTTTTTCTTTAAGAATTGCTTGCATTTCTGGTGATTTCATCATACTAGCAACTCCACTACGATTTAATTTGAATAGATTTTTAGCCATAATGTTCCACCGTCACTTTCTTGTTCCAATCTAATGGAATAAGTCCCTCGATTCCTTCAAGTGGTTCTCCAAAAGTCCGCCACGTTTTACCAAAGAATCTAACTTTTTTATTTTCCCAATCATGAGTATCCTTTTTTGGAATAGCAAGAGTATAGATCGCTTTTTTTCCTGTCAAAGTAAGCTGATTAACAATATCATCCGATGAAGTTGGGGAAACCAAGACGTTATTGACCACGATTTCCTTATCTTCATAAATTGGGTTTCCAAAAGAGTCTTTCCCTGTTTCTACATTGTCAATCAAAGTTACAGCAATTCCCTTAATCATCCCCATAAAAATCAATCACCCCAAATCTTTGTTTTTTTAGTCCTAAACGGCTTAATTCAGAATTTTTTATGAATAAACCACCTCCAGGAACAAGATATGAGCCAGAAACAGAGTAACCAAGTGCACTCTCTGTTGTCTGAGTCATGGGTTCTTGATCAGTTGATGTCATAAGCGTTCTAGCAACAATATCTACCGTAACTGACTTTACAACACTTGAAAAATAAGAAGGTTTTTCAGAAATCATTACATCTAAAGCCCTCCCCACTTTATCAGCTTCTTCACGTAAGGTATCCGAGACAATTTCAAGCAACTTTTCAGCTCGTTCTTTTTCATCTTGCTTTAAAGGGCGCCATAGCATCGTTAAATCATCAACTGTAGCAAAAGGATTCATATTACTCCTTTCCTTGCTCCATCATCAAATCATAAAGCACTTGTTTGTTTGCACGTTTATCATATCCAACACCGAAAGCGTCAAGTTCTTGCATGATTTGATCTTTAGTAATCCAGTCATAGTTCCCATCTACATTTGATTCTTCCACCACTTGCTCTTGTTCAGCTTTTTTGGAGTCTGCATCATTAGCTTGGATATCTACAACAGCTTCTTTCGATTCATTTTCAAGTACCCAATCGCCACCTGAGATTTTAAACTCTGTGTCGATTGTGGCTTTAGTTAATGTATTAAAGTATCTCATTTAATACCTCCTTATTAATTAGCTTCAGTTACCCGAGCAAATTTAGTAGCATCAAGGATACCCCAACCAAGGAACAATTCAGCACGGATGTAGACTTGGTTATAACCTTTAAGGTCAAGACCTGAGTTGTCTGGGTCACCGTATTGGATAACTTCGAGTGGCACTTCTTTCGCGTAACCCCATTTAAATCCGTTAGCAAAATCTCCGATGATAGCGCGGTCTCTTTGCGTCAACGACATATCAGATACTGTCTTATTGACATCTACTGGCAAGCCGTTGATAGTGTCAGGTGTTGCACCCCATTTCAATTCAGGGAAAAGTGCATTTCCTTTCAAGTCTTTTTGCTTAGCGAGGGCTGAACGGAATGATGGATTGATTGCAATACCAGTTACATCAGCATCAACACCAGTTAACAACTCTACCGCATTTTCAATAGCGCCGTTGGGATCTGCAATGCCTCTTGGAGCTTCAACTTTTTGCGTAACTTTAGAGTCAAAGTGGTTTGTCCCAATAACAGCCGATGCTGTACCTAGGCGAGGGTTGACACCGTGAAATGCCATTAAGTCAATACCACGAGCAACTTTTTTAGCAAAACCGTCATTAAACGCCTGCAAGATGTTAATTTTTTCTTCATCTGATGCGTACATAAATTCGTCTGAAATACGTGCACCGTATTCAACTTTGATTGGTACCATTGTTTGTGGTGCAAGTGTTACTCCGCCGTGAGTTTTCTTACCGCTCTCTGCTACGACATCAATTTCTGAATCCATCGTAAATGTGAAAACTTTTTCACCGTTGAACGGAATAGGTTTTTGAGCTGACAAGCGTGCGATTGAGCTTTTTCCAGCTACTTTGCTGATTAGGTCTGTGACCAATTCTGGGTCAAATAATGTTCCTTTGTTTAATACCATGTTTTATTCTCCTTCTGTTTTTAGTCCATCGACTAATTTACGATAAGCTCCATCTTTTCCGTCACCCAAATTTGGTTCAACATCTTTAAGTGGGGCAGGTGGAGTTTTTGGTTTAATGAATCCGCTGAAACGTTCAGCATCAGCTTTAAGTGATTCTTCATCATCGCCTGAAAGTCGGTCAGCCAAATCTAATGGCAAACCAGCTTTAATAGCAATAGATTGTTTGAGTTGAGTTGTTTTGTAACCACTGATTTGTTTTTCATAATCAGCTTTTTCTTGTTCCCAAGATTTTGATTCTTCAATAGTCGCTTGATATGCAGTGTTATCTGCTTCAAGTGCAGCAATTTTAGTTTTGAGTTCATCATAATCAGCAAAATTAGCTTCAATCGTTTCTTTTTGACGTGCCAATCTTGTTTCAATGATTTGGTTTAACTCTTCTTGCGTTTTTGGTAAATTATTTTCTGACATAGTCAAATCCTTTCTCCTGCTTGCCCGGCAGTTCGGTAATTTTTGGTACAAAAAAACGACTTAAAAAGTCGTCTAATACCGTATTTGTTGTTTTTTCTTCGGCTTGTTATTGCTACAAGCCCAATGCGCCAACAACGCACTGTCCATTAAACTGATATCCATATCATCAAATTGTGATTTATATCCAAATCCACCGCTAGTACCGATATTTCTCTTGTCACAGTTAGTGACTACAGTAGAAAGTGAAGGTTGTCCAGAATGGCAAAAGTTTTTTTGAAAAATCCCTTGTTCCCATAGGGAATTAGCATTGATAATTTCTTTTACAGTTGGTAGTATCGGTTCTTTCAATTTGAAATCTTTCATTTCACTCGTTAAGATACTTTGACCACTTTGACCATCAATAACAACTTTTTCAACATCTGCTTTCTTTAAGAAATTGATAATCCATTGGTTGCCATTCCTTATGGACTGACAATCGATTGTTTCAACAAATACCTTTCCTGATAGTGTTTTAACCGCAATACTCATTGCAACATTTGCACCATCATTCCCATACTTAATACCAACAAAGAGCTTCCCTTTGATAACTGGCAAACGATTAACCTTGAGCGCATTCCATTCTTGTTCTGAAATGACTGATTTCTGGTTATATTTTGGCCAATAGCCAAGACGTTGAACATTATGATCCAACTTATCTTCACCAAGCTCGGCTTCAATTTTCCGTTCGTTTAAGTGATAGCCCATAGATGGATTAGAATTGTACCAGGCTTCGACATCATGAATGTCCTTGACATCTTCAACCGACCACTCCGCCCAACCTGAATACTTTGCTTTACCAGCTATGGTATTATCTCGATAATTTGTAAAAACAGTTCCACTTGATACTGGTGTTGGAGGTGTTCCACACATTATAGTCATTGGATTATCACTGTCAGTAACAGTATATTTCAATGCTGATTCTTGCTCAGTAGTATATTCCTGAGCTTCATCAATTACTAAAATATCAAATCCTTCTCCAAGACCACCACTTGATGTTCTTGTTCTGAACTGAATTACTCCACCAGACTCAATTAATTCCAATCTTTCTTGCCCTTTAGCTTTGATAGATTTGAAATCTTCTCCTTCAACATAACCACTATCTTCAAGATATTTTTTTAATTTCTCATAAGATGAGTGGGACGTACTAATTCGGTGTGCTGTATGAAGAATGCTTAAGCCTTGTTCAAGTGACCATAATTCAAGGATATATACAATTTCTGTTTTTCCATTCCGCCGTGGGATTGAATATCCAAACTTTTGGTGTGTCCATAAACCATCTTCATCAATGGCCATAACCTCTTTCAAAAGGTTCTTCTGCCATGGATAACACTCATGTTTGGATTTTTCGTAAATCTCAATAGCTTCTTGATATTTTGTTTCAGTAAATGGAAGTATTACCGATTGAGTAGGATACTGATTGCCAAATCTTTTTTCAGCAGTCATGTTACTCCTCCTTCAATCTAAATGCATGATAACCCTGTCGCTGGGAGCTGTCCCCCCTAATCTCTCATTGTTTCAAGTATTTGCTGCTTGGCAATTTCTATAAGCCCTAGAGTTTCAAGGGAATTATTTTGCGTATTGAATGTTTCCAAATCTCCATTTGGGAAGCGACCAGTTACTAAGATACAATCTGCTTCAATAAAAAACTCAGATACTGACTTCAAAAAATCTTCGTTAGAAATACCACGTTCCACTTTCCGCTTCTGTTCTTCAAATTTTTTTATTTCAGCCACTATGTACCTCTTTTCTTCAAGTTCAAATTCTTACGTTCAGCAATCTTTGCATCTTTATCTGGGTCAACCCAGTTTTTAGACCAAATATCTTGACGCTTTTTATCAATATCTCTAGGGTCGTATTCTACTGTGCAACGGCAACGCTCATGGCGATGATACACATCGCTTGGAACATTAGGATAATCGTATGAACCTGCCAAATTTCTACACCAATCGCATGCTTTACCTACTAACTTTCGTACAATTTTGGGTTTTAAACCTGCTTTTGCTTGAAAATCAATATTTTTCTTAAGCGTATCATCAACAACACTCTGGCTAAATGTTACTATTGGCTCTTTCAAAAGCCAAAGTATTTTTTCAAAATCATCTTCACTAGAAATACGGTTAACAATGCCATCAATTCTATCTTGGTTTAATTCTGGTACTTGTGATTTTAATTTAAATCCAGCTAATTGATTGAGTTCGCTCTGAACATCCGTTGAATAACCTGAAATTAAATCAAAATTTTTCTTCAATATGGAATTTAACAATCTATCTGCAATGTTGAAATACATTTTTCCGTCAGGTAAAACATCTACTGTTACATGAGTTCCCAAAACATCAGATAAAATTTGACCAACTTCGACACCAAATTCATTTGCTTGAATATAAGTTGCTTTTTTAGTTTTCAACAATTCCATTGATTGCTTCAACTTTTTACTATTTGCTGCTCTTTCATCAAAGTCTTGATTAATTTTTTCTAAAAGAGGTGGTAAAATATCTTCCATTATTCAGCTCCTTTAATTCCAGTTAAATCACGAATGGTATCTTTATTGATGAACTCAGGAATTGCTTGATTAAGTTTAATTGCTCCATCTCCAATAAGACTTAGCATGCTTGCATCAGCTTCAAACAATGGTTCCCATTTCGGTTTTGTTTTGCTAAACTGTTCTCGCAAATATGGAACATCATCACGCAAACATGCTGCAAGATAAGCTACATTTAGTAATCCTGCTCCCAAACTTCGTTGAGCTTTTCTGCCAGCCAATCTTAAATTTTCATGACTTGCCTTAATTGCTTCAACCGATGATGGATTATCAGAAACGAATCCTAAATCATCAAGAGTTAACCCAGTTTCACCAGCGAAACCAGCCGCTGCAGTTCTGAGTTGTTCAGTAAATGGCGACATGCTTGGTTGAGTAAATTGTCCAAGAGTTGGTTTATCGCCATCCTCGTCTTTTGTAAATTGCAACATGCTTGAAACTGTTGCTTTCCAAGTTTCCATTGGCTCCGCATCATCACTCAATCCAGTTACATATTTTTGAGGAAAAGAATAAAACTCAGCTGTTACATCAGCTCTTTCAAGTGTTCGTTTTGCATTGCTTTGCCAATACATTCCTGAACGTGTAATACGAGAACGCCCAAAAGGACGAACTGCATCAGGACGGTGAATGATAGGCACTAACAGTGGATGACCTGTTGGATTAGCAATCGAAATATTATTACTTGAATCACGATAATAATAATCTGTTCTATCAGGCAAGAAATGAGCTTCAAGGACAACATTATTGTTTTCATCTCGTTCTAAAACTGCATATCCCTCTGTCAGTAATCCAGTAATTGGGTCAATAATTCCTGTTGCATTGACCGCTTCAATAACTTGAAGTCGTACTGCATCATTTTCACCTTTAGAAATATAAGTAAAGCTACATGATGCAATAAGTGATGACAAAACAGCACTATCAAAAAATATATCAGGATTATTTTCCTCAAAAATTTCATTTACTGTAAAGTCATCATTTTCAAATTCTCGAAAAACAAGACGGTCTGCAAGACTATCAACTCCTTTTGCACACCAGCCTAATATTGAACGATATTGTTGGCTTAATGCTTGTGGAATTGTAATCCCTTTGAATCTATCAACATGCTTCATTGCATATTGCTCATAGCGCATTTCTGCTCTTCGTTTATGAACAGAAAGCTTAAATCTCAGGTATCCAATACCTTTTTCAGTCAATTTTTTGCTCCTTTCTAAAGTCGCGTGAGAAAAAATGTACAGTGACGGCGTGAAGTACGAGCTGACCCAGAGGGAGGGGGATATGCCCCCATAGTTTCTCTCCTAAGCTCTTTAAATTATTTTTAATAATATTTATCATCAATAAATTAAGATACATAAGAAGACCAATCACGGCTCTGTGGTAAATTACGATTACCTAATACCTTTGGTTCTTCTTGCTTCACATTGAATAGCTTGTCAGACTTCTGGCGGTTGCAGGTCCAGTGAGCAAGCTGTAAGTTATCCATCGCTGAAGGATGACCACCTTTATTTATTGGAATGATGTGGTCAACAACTGGACTCAATGGATCAGGAGCTTTCAATCTCTTATCGATTGGCTTGCCACATATTCCACAAGTGTTCTGTGTCTTTAAAAGAATCTTTCTATTCTTATCAAAGGCTACACGATGCGCACCAGTACGGTCAGCACGTAATGCTATGGGAGGTCACCTCACTTTCGCCACACAAAAAGCCAACAGAATATATCCGCTGGCTTTATTTGTTTTATTTGATGATACTATAATACAACATTTATCTTGTCAGTTTTCGCCCAAAAGGTGACAAATTACCAGAAACCGTCACATATCTCATCATACTTCTCAAGTATTGCTCTTCTCTTTCTAAAGTATTGGCGCTCAGTTATGTGACACTTATCAGCTATCTCTGGTACTGTATAACGTTTACCAGATAACCAACGGTAGTGGAATACCAATTGCATATCTTCATCATCTCCAAACCAATCTTGTAACTCATTGATTCGATTCTTAAACTCATATAGGCTTTGGAGTTTACTGTCAGCATCCCATTTCATAACCATATCTTCTACTGGCTTTGAGACTATACTTGACCTACCGCCACCTACATTATTATCATGTGATTGCTTAACTTCTAACTCATACTTGCGATATTGAATAGCGTGGTCAATTCGTTGACACATAAAGAGCTTCTTCTCTATAGCTTTCAAGTCGCTGTCAGTAAGGTTATATCTTCTGATCATAGTGTATTAACTCCTTATATTTATGATATAATAGTAGTTAAGAAATCTGTTTTAAAGCCCGTTCCCAGCGGGCTTTTTTTCATTTTAAAACTTAACTTTAATCACTTCATTTTCTAGTTTTTTATAGCTGTCTAAATATAACTCACCTTTATTCCCGTTGTATGTTGCTTCGTAATACATACCATTTGCTGCTTCAACATCACTAGAAAATAATCCTTTTATATTTTGTAGGGTTTTGCATTGCCATACAACATAAATATCTTGTGTTTCGCATCCCAATTTTTCAGCTAATTTTTGAGTTACTAATTTATTGAAATCTTTATCCATTTTATTTCTCCTCCAGTTGAGTTTAGCGAGTTCCTAGCTCAGTATGATATAATTTGTTAGACCATAAAAATATAAACGTTAGAATTCACAATTTCGCTCAAGCTTGGTCAGCTTGGGCTTTTTTTGCGTTCAATCCATATGTTTATCAAGCCATTTATCAGCTTCTGTCATTTTTTATTCTCCTTTAAATTCGCTACCCAGTCACACACTTTGATGACCAGCGATATTAGTTTGTCGGTCATTCAAGCCTCGTCAAATAAACTCATCTGTCCTTTCTTTTCTTCTGTGAGTGGAATCCAGTCAGGAAATTTACTTTCAATATGTTCAATTGCCTGTTCCGTCCATTCATGAATCCCTAAAAATTCCATTGCATCTTTGCTGTGAGGGATAACATTTATCTCTGAGAAACCAATCGGATTATTAGCACTGTTTTGAATGAAATAAACTTGTTTCACGGCCATTTCCAATGCATCACCATGAATGATTACGCCGTTCATTCCTCGAATTGCAAAGGCATGAATCAAGAATGAAATAGCTTCATCTGATAATTCTAATGCCTGGTACCAATAGTTACTCGGCAAATAGTTAAAAAAGTCAGTATTCATTCGGTCATCTTGCCATTTTTGAATGATTAGAGTTCCTGTTCCTGCTCCAGTTAAATCAGCACCACTAGAACCACCTACAAGCAACGCTGTGAGCTTACCAAGTTCATCTGGTGTATAATGCTGTCCTTTTGCTGAAACAGCTGAATGATCCATAAAATAGTCCCTAAAGAAATCAACTCCCATGTCATGGTGGATATTTAAGATTTTAGAGTAAAATTCTTCACGTCCTTTTTTATCAAAAACAAGTTCTTGAATTCGATTTGTGAAATTCATATGTTCATCAACATTGAGCATGTCATAGAATTGTTTTTCAGTAATTGTCATCTATCCCCTCCAATCGCTGCGAGTGATGAATCAATAACCGATTGTACATCCTCGACTGAATACATATTTAAACTACCATCAAATTCACAAAAATTATCACAGCTATGAATTTTATCATTTAAAATTTCAGCTATTTCTGCCAGTGCTTTTTTCGCAGTGTTAAGCTGTTCTTGGAGTTTTTCAACCGAAAGCTTGTCAGTGTTGGAAGAATTGTCGGAGCATTCGCCACACAGACTATCGTCAGTTGCATATCTTCCTATTGTTCCTTTGCCACAATTTGGGCAAATCATATAACAACTCATTCCCACACCTCCCCAGTTGAGCCAAATCCACCTGTACGCTTTCCATTTGCGTTGTCATCGTTTGTTGTAAGGTATTTGACAAATACCCCTTGCATTATTCTTTGACCTTTAGAAATGGTTACAGGCTCTTTTGAGATATTCATAAATAAGCCTTTAAATTCTTGCGGATAGTAATCTGAATCGATAATTCCTACTGAATTAATCAATGCAATGCCACGCTTAACTGGATTACTTGAACGGTCGTATAATTTCAATACTTCGTCATGTCCGAGTTGAACAGCTAGCCCAGTGCTTACCATTTTAATTTCATCAGGTTGAATCGTAACTGTTTCACTTGCTGAAATGTCATATCCTGCGCTATGTTCTGTAGCTCGTTCTGGAATAGTCGCATTTTCGTTAAGTTTTTTAAATCCTCTTGTCATTTTTCTTCCTCCACAGGCACAGCAAACTGCCAGTAACGCTCATCAATTGACTTGATTTCTTGTTCTGTTAATTTTAATGCATAATCTTTTCCTTTTGTAAATTCTGAGATTATTCCACTTTCCGCTTTTGATACGAAGGTTGAATCGCTTAATCCAAAAACTTTTGGTAAATCAATATAGAACATCTGCGGTTTTTCGACTGTGTAGCCGTCTAGCCATGCACGCATATAATCTTCTTGGTGTTCAGAAATCCAAAATACAATATTTTGTAGTGTTTCTTCTGTAAAGCCAGTTTCTCCGTATGTTTTTGGATTTTTTAGTGGTTTAAGGCCTTTAGTTTTTAATATTTCTATCCACTCAGCAACATCTTCAGGCACGACTGGCAGGGCTTGCTGTGGTTTTGCGTTACTTAGTTTACTTTCAAGATAATTGATATATTCATCTCGTTCTTGAATACACTTGTGAGCTTCCCTATTTTTGTTAGTATAAAACTCTACGGCATTGCTTAGTAAAGGCTTGATACTATCTTGAGTGATATTGCTAATCGGTCTTTTCATTTCTTTAGTCATTTTTCGTGTCCTCACTTAATAATTCATGGTTCTCATAGATATTACCGATGACTTCATAATTCAATTTATTTGTACTCGCCAAGAATTCTTGCCGATATAACCTATTTCCTTCAAAAATAATTGAATATCCATATTTTGGAGAATATTCAAGATAACCGATTTTGTCATCAGGAGCTAAGAATATAGCATGCAGTTTTAAAATGTCACCTTCATAAATTTCAACGCCATTTTTATCTTTTATTCCTGTTGACTGCATAAATTCAACGTCTTCATCAGCGCCAGTACAGAAATGGTCAAAACGATAATTAATGCTATCGTCGAAATATTCAACCTCTCCATAACTCATACGCTCATCTTGTTTATCCCAAGCTCTTAATTTTGGTATCATCTAGCTGCTCCTATAATCCTAATTCTTCTTTTCTTGAGTTTTCGATTGCCATTTGCGCTCTGATATTTCTTCGCAACCTACGTTCTTCTTTTGTTTCGTGCTTTCTTCGCTCTTTTTCTTTGCGCTCATCTATGCTTAAATCATAATTTCTTTGCGTGTCAAGTTGAGGGAAACGTTTTTTAGTTTCTGTTTCGTTAAAAATGGCATATTTCACAGTTCCAATTTGGTCATAATCAAGTTTTCCTTTAGAGATCCAAAAATAAATGTTTTGCTTTTTAACATGAAATTGTTCTGCGAGTTCGTCTGCTGTCCCCGTACCTAGTAAACGCCCTGATTGATAAACAGAGTAGACTTTTTTAGCAATTCCTTTTTTACCCGGACTTTTTCTGACTGGTGGAACTTCATCAGAATTTTCATATCCGAATGGTACTGCGTGTTTCAATGGCATTCTTTTACGCAATGGCAATCTCCCTTTTCTAACCCATGTATCTACCGTTGCCAACGATACTCCGTACTTAGCTGAAAAACTTTCGCGCGACCCTTTAGCCACTAATTTTCCGTCAACAAACAAAGAATATCCTTTCGCTTTCTCTGTTTTACTCATTTTTTTCTCCTAATTTTTTAATTTTTTCGTGAAACTCAGCTTGCATTTCCTGATTAAACTTGCTTTGGCTATCTAATTCAAATTCTTTTTTGTTTTGCTCACTCGATATATTTTGACTAGCAAGTTTACTGATTCGCCTAGCTTCGTTTTTTGTGTCGTAATATCCCATAATTAAAGCCTCATATTTTAGCTTCTAAGCGCTTTTAGATTGTTCATGATAAATTATCCATGAAATGGTTTAAGCGCTCAATGTAACCGTAATTTTCATGAATTAGAGCTATTACAGTTCTATTTGTTTATCTTTGGTCAATTCTTTAAGTATTTTGTATAATTCTCCCCACTTCATTTGCTTTGAATGGTTGTATTTATTGCAAATATCCAAATAAAGCTGAGAAAGTTCGTGATTGTGCTTAGTTCGACCGCTAATTTTCACAGATAATTCTTTGTGGTTAACGTTGAAATTATTATTTATTGCCAATCCCTGCAGCTTTTTCAAAGTGTCAAAATTTGTTTTAACCATGGTTTATACCTCTGTAATTTCAATTTCTATTCTGTTTTTCTCGTCATTAACCTTTTTAGCTTCAAGCCATACAATCTGGCTGTCGTCACTGTAATAACGCAACTTAGTCATATAATCTTGTAAGTTCTTCATAAGATTGTCTAAGTCAGGTCTGCTTGTTTTCCATTGCCACCAACGCTTTTTTTGCTTGATAGCGTAGAAAAAAGTAACGGATAGCTTCAAAGGAACGTTTTTTTCAAAGCACTCTTTCGGTTTATTTTTCATGAGTTGAGCTTTAAGACTGTAGTTGTTTGTTCCTCGACGGTCATAGAATTGAAGTTTACCATTCACTTTTTTAATGCCTTTTTGTTGCTGAGTAGTTGGCATTTTATCCAATTCAAATTCAAACTTCACTTACTTCTCCAAATCTAACAATTGCAGGCATCTGAGCCATACGATTAAGGATAAAAATAATCTCATGCTCAGATTTATCTGCCAGCTTCTGCTTTTTAATTCTTCCGAGTGGGTAATGTTCGTTTTCCCACTGCTCAATGATTATTGTTTTCATTGCTTCTCCTAGAATGGCAACTGACTAACACGCTTATCTTTAATATTTTCAAAATTAAATGCTTTTTTTCCAATACCTCTGAACAAACGGCTATATGTCCTGTTATGATATTTTTTTCTTATTTCATCACTTTTTAGATTAGTGGTAATAATTGTCTTAGTCCTTGCATCCAAAACTTCTGTCAGTAAAGACATCGACCATTCTGTTATTTTTTCACTTCCAATATCATCAATAACTAATAAGTCAGTATTTCTAAAAACTTCCATGAAGTATTCAGTTGAATAAAAGCTGTCTTTATTATCAAAACTATCTTTGATTAAGTGAAGAACCTCTGACCAACTTGCAAAAATAACGGTTAAATCAGTATGCTGCAAACAATCTTTTAAGATGCTCATGGCTAGGTGACTTTTCCCTGTTCCTGCTGGCCCGCTTACTACAGCATTTCCCTCACCGCCAGTATAATAATATTCAGATACTTCTTTTGCGAACGCCAAAGCTCTCTTTTCTTCGTCAGTTACTGCATTAAAATTTTCAAAACTTGCTTTTTTTATTGTCATATCTCTCACAATGCTATTGCGATTAAGCCTTTTGACAAACTCAGCTTTTTTCCTACGTTTAATCACTTCTTCAGTCTCACGATAGACAACATCGGCATAACCACAGTTCATAATCAAAAAAGGTTCATGTCCACTCAATGCTGTTTTTTCGTTATTATCAAATTTATTTTTCTCTTTAAGATATTCGTAGAATTTAGAATAACTTTTTGAAACTTCATCGCTAGTCATCTTATTATCCGAAATGAATTTTTCTATTTCTGGACAAGCGATAACTTTATCAGTCATTGCATTAAATTTATTCATATCAACAAATTTTCCAATAACATCTCCGATACTTTCCATTTCTTCCTCCTAAAATGGCAATCCAAGATCATCATAAGGCTGTGCTTGTTCTTGGCGCATTGGTGTCTGGTTAAGGTAATTATCAAACTTCGTTCCGAATAAAGTTGACGGTTGTAAATATTTTTCTGCTGGTTGACCATTTATTGTTTTACCTGTCCAGTCAGCAACTTTATTATCAACGACCTTCTTAAAGTCATCTAGTTTATAATTCTCGTTCCACCTCGCTTTGATAAAACGTTTGTGAGCTTCAGTAGTTCTAAAACTTCGCCCTGTTTTTTCATTCAAGTAAGAAATAATTTCAGAATATGGAATAACATCGTCAGATTTATCTGACATAGTATTATTACTCTTACCTAACCTATCCTTACTCTTACCTAACCTTACCTGTGTATCCAAACTGGATACATCTTGTATACATTTTGTATACGTTCCGTTTTCTTCAACTAAAAGTTGCTTTTTTTCATCTAAATATTGAGTTTGGTTGTATCTGTCCTTTTGGATGTAATTATGAATTTTCCAATCTTTAATTACGACAACTCCACTCTCAAATGGAATGATAAACTGTTTAGCAATAAGTATTTTCAAGTCATCATCAGTAGCTCCACTAATCAATTTAATTGTTTTAGGATTTCCAACGAAACCATCATCATCAGCACTCATATTTAGGTAAAAATAGAGTAATTTTGCTGTTGGTGACATTTCCATAAAGAAATCTGTTTCAACTATTTTTTTACTGAACATTCTTCTTTGTGCCACGAATACTCCTTTCTTCTATATTTATTTCAAGTTTTATTTTTCAAATTAAAAGCTGGCGATGAGTGTTTATGTGCAGGCACTGAATACTCATGGACTTTACGGTCGTTACGCCACCCTCCAGCACTAACTTAGTTAGAATGGTAGTTGGTCGTCTGAAATTTCCATTGGTGACCCACCAAATTGGTCATTAGCTTTTTGCTGTGTTTGCTGACCTCCACCGAAAGAAGCAAATTCTGGTCGTGACAAGAAAGATTTAATTTCAGTACCTGTCGCAGCTTTCTCATCTCCGTTTTTATCAATATATGTCCCAGTTCGTTCTTTTACTAAAATAAATACACGTTTATTTTTCAAGAAGTTAAGTGTTTGTTCGTTGTGTCCATAATCAATCGGCGCAATGGTTTGGTTGTTATCTTCAATACTTACAAGGATTCTTTGCAAGTTGCCGTCTGACCAAGGTTTACCAAACAAAAACCAATTATTTGCAGTTTCTCCATTATTACCTTCAATATCAAACTTGAACATTGGATCGCCATTTTTAGATTGTTGATTTTTAACATCAGTAATTGTTGCAAGATGCGCTCCCACTGTGAATTGTTGTCCTGAAAGTGCACTCATTTCGTTTCTGTTAAATTTCATTATTTTTGTTCTCCGTTTTCTGTGTTTTCTTGTTTTGATTGTTGACCAAACTTAAATAAATCTTCGATTTTGCATGCTATCCGCTCATCTAAACGATTCTTTGCATAGACACCGTCACTTCCTTCAAGTATCGCCCCTCTTCCGTGAGTTGCTGGGTTAACCTGGATTCTTCCTACCACATCAGTAAGTCCAAGTAATTGATTTAAGACTTGATTGCGGACATCAGGGATATATTCTGTCAGCTTGGTTCCATCCTCTAAATCAACATCTCTTTTATATTCCCATGCTGTAGCATAAATATTGATTGGTAGAGAATATATCTTTGAGATAAGCCTTAGAAAATAGTTTGTATAATCTCCATAGTCTTGAATTTCATTTCGAATTCCATTCTTACTATTCAGCCCTCGAGCAACAAACCAATCTTTCTCAAATGCTGTGAGATTATCAATTACTAGGGTATTGTAGCCATTAATCAAGTTCTTTGACTCGTTGAGGAATTCCTTCATTGATTGAATCGGCTCTTCTCTATTAAATGAAATGACATCTACATTTTTTAAGCCTGCAAGGACACGACTCGAGCCGTCTAAATCAAGAACCAAAGTTTTTCCGGCTAATCCTTTAATTGCACTTGTCTTACCAAGACCTGGCTTGCCGTATAATAATACTCTCCAGTTTTCTGTTCGATTAATATCAGTTGCTTTAGTTATTTTTATAGTCATAAATCACCTCAAACTTTCACTGTAAATTCTTCTGTTTTATCAAACTTGAAACCCTCTACGATTTCGCCATCTTCCGACACAAGCTGACCGCCATCTTTTACAAAAGCTTTGAGTGCCTTTTTATCAACACTCTCGGTCGTTTCAGTCTTAACTTTGATGAATTTGCCGAACCCTTTTTCTTTAAGCTCTGAAAGCAAATTATCGGCATAAGAAGTATTTTCCTTTTTTGAAAATCGAACACTACCATTGATTGTTTTCTTAGGACTTTTCGTCTCAAGAGTTAAATAATATTGTTCAGCCAGTCCTTTGAAATAATCCATATTTTTCTGTTCTTCAGCTTGAAGTTTTAAACGGCGCTGTTCAATTTCATACAATTCGGCATTATATTTTTCTTCGATTGCTTTTCTTGATTCTTCAGCTTGAATTTCATACTCATCACGTTGGATTTGATGTTCTTTATATTGACCAAGTACCCAGTTCAGTTCACTATCATTTTTAACTTTATACGGTTCTTTTTCTTCCGTCATTTAATGTTCTCCGTTTCTTATTTTTAAGCATTCGTGGTATAATTTAAGTAGAAGTTTTGGCGAATTTCCTACTTGCTCTGCGTGCCATGCAGGGCTTTTTTATTTTGCAATCGTTAAATTTTTGTTTGCCATTTTCTGACGGGCAATATCATTTTTATGATGTTGCATGTTTTCTGCAAACAACTCACGATTTTCTTCTTGCAAATCATTGGAAAATTCAATAAAATCTTGAAGGCTTTTTTCACAATTAACAAGACTTTGTTGAGTTGATTCCAACTCTCTTTTCATGCGATCATAATCCGCAAGTTTAAATTTTTCTTCTTCTGTTTTAAATCCGAACATTTTATTTACTCCCTCCTGAAAACTTTTGATAAAATTCTTTGTTTATAAAATCCATCATTTCTTTAAACCTAAACGACCAGTTATCTCCTTTACCATTTGGGTAATATACCCAACCTCCGTTTTCAACTGATATTCTTTTTCTTAAATCAGGTTTTCTTAAAACTTTGGAAACTGTTGGAATACTACGGTTTGATTTTTTTATGAATACATCCATACCAACCCAGCCATCAAAATCTTGTTTTTTAAGTTCATGATATTCGACTTTATCTACAAGAATCTTATCTTCTGGAATTAAAACTGAAATAGTCGCTTGTACTTCAAGTGTTTGTTCCATGTGTTTTCCTTTCTAGCTGGCTAAGTCATCTTGCTCTACAAGAGGTAAATACCCATGTTTTTTGAGTATTTCATATAGGAACTTGCGCCCTTTTTGCTTCCATGTAGTAGTAATTGAAGTTCTCTCTTGACCTTTGCTATCTACATAGTTTTGAGTTCGGCTACCAATGTAACCTTTGCCCATATATCTTGAGTACAGTACCCATTGCTTATTAACTTTTCGTTGAATACGCAACTCGTTTAAAATTCGATTGAATTTCACAGCACTAAATCCATAATCTTGTGCAATCTGAGTAATTAGAATATCATCAGGGCTTTCAAGGATTAAATCAAGGTAAGTTGTTTTTTCAGTAGCTGCAGCAAGTTCTATATTCAACTGGCTATTTTCTTTCTCAAGTCCAAGTCGTGCTTGTCGTTCCTCTTTTAGCTGTGTAGCAAGGTTAATGAGTGTATCTGGATTAAGCAGTACTTCTTCAAGCTTCGCATCCGTCATGTACGCTCCGTGCTTTCGGATTGTTGGGAGGACTTCTTCATATACCCAATCCTGAAATGGCTCAGCACTTGGCAATTTACTTTCGCCAGCTAATTGATAAAGACCAGGTTCTGAAATTACTGTGACACTTTGTACTCCTGAGGGGGTCGTGATTCGCGACTCCCTCTTATATTTGTCTTTTACATGAGATTTCAAAGCATCCCTGAAATTCTTGTAACCAATAGCAATTGCTACATCTTTTCCGACAAACCAAGGTTCATCATTGATAAGTACTGTTCGTACTGGTAAGTTATTAAAATTAAAATTTTGTAATTCTTTCATGTTTTGCCTTTCTAACTAGCCAATTTGTCAAGTTTTTGATTAAAATTTTTCAGCACGAAAATAACATCGGTTAAATCTACTCCAATAACCTCTGCAATGTTCGCTGCTGAAACAGCATCTATTCTAGATGGGTTGATACGCCACTTATAAAATGTTGTATAGGGAACGTTAATTTTTTTTGCGATAACTTTATACTTCATTCCTGAAGAGTCTAATAACTCATCTAGTGGCTCATAAGTTTTTTTCTCTGCCATACTGGCTCCTTTCTGCCCCTCTGGGGCTTTTTATTTGCCAAACTTGCTACTTACATCGCGGTGGATACGTCGTGTACCGTCATTTGAGCCTGTTCCGTCCGCCGTACTGAATGCTCCATGATTGTTCGCTTGTTTGACTTTATGAATTAATTATAACCTTAACTGTCCAATTTGTCAAGTTAAAACTTTCCGAATTGACAAGTTTTGTTGTTTGTACTATAATTAGTGTATGAAAAAAATACGACTACCTGAAATGATAGATTATTTCAGAAAAGAGAATGGTTGGACGATGAAAGAGTTTGGCGAAAAGCTAGGAAAATCTGAGTCAGCTATTTCGAAATGGATAAAAGGGGTTAGAAGTCCCATGGTTGAAGATTTTGATAAAATGGTCAATCTATTCAATACTGATCCTGAGACATTAATGTATGGTGCTTCTGACCTTTCTACAACTCTATCCGAAATAAATAAAATCAGTTCACAACTCGAAGAACCACGTCAGAAAGTTGTTTTAAATACTGCAAATAATCAGTTAGATGAGCAAAACCAAGAAAAGAAAAAAGAATCTAAAGTGATTCCAATTAATAAGATACCTGATGATTTGCCACCATATATAAGTAGAAAGATATTAGAGAATTTCGTTATGCCTACAAACACTATGGAATATGAAACTGATGAAGACATGGTAGATGTTCCTATTCTTGGTAGGATAGCGGCTGGACTTCCTCTTGATGCAGTAGAAAACTTCGACGGTACAAGACCAGTACCTGCGCACTTCTTATCTTCTGCTCGTGATTATTATTGGTTAATGGTTGATGGTCATAGCATGGAGCCAAAGATTCCGTTTGGATCTTATGTTTTAATTGAAGCTGTTCCTGATGTGACCGACGGTACTATTGGAGCTGTTCTTTTCCATGATGATTGTCAGGCAACATTAAAAAAAGTTTATCATGAAATAGATTGCTTGAGACTTGTATCAATCAACAAAGAATTTAAAGATCAATTTGCTACACAAGACAATCCAGCAGCTGTAATTGGGCAAGCTGTCAAAGTAGAAATTGATTTATAATTAAATATACGAGCAATGTCTTGATTCTCGTTAAAAGCTAGGTTAGGAAATATAAACTTATGGAAAATGGAAAAACTCCTAAAGCTAAAAAACCAATTTATAAAAGAATATGGTTTTGGATTGTTGTAGTAATCGTAGTAGCGGTTATTGGTAGCGCACTTGGAGGAGGAGGCAAAGGCAAAAGTGGAACATCAACTTCTACATCCTCAAGTTCTAAAATTAAAACAGCTGAACCTAAAAAAGAAACAGCAACCCCCATTTCTTTTGAACAAATGAATAAGGATTATGTATCTAACGGAGCGGCAGCTGATGATAAATATAAAGGTAAATTACTTGAATTTCAAGGTAAAGTATCGTCCGTTACTGCTAATCCAATTAAAGGTACAGATGTAACAATTGAAGCTGGCAATTTCACTGATAACCAATTTCAAGATACAAAAGCAAAAGTCAATGTGAATGATGAGATGGCAAAACAACTTACTTCTGGTCAAACTTATACTTTCCAAGCTAAAGGCGATGGTGTAATGATGTCTGACGGCTGGGTAATGTATTTAGATTTCAATAATGGTGTAGTTAAATAAACAAAAAATCCGCTCAAGTTTGACAACAAGGGGCGGATTTAAACTATAAAATAGTATAAAGGCTTTTAACAAGCTTTTTACTATACCATTTTATCAGAAATGAGGTATAAAAAGCAAATATGGCTACATATCAAAAACGTGGTAAAACTTGGCAGTATTCAATATCAAGAACAAAACAAGGACTTCCTCGTCTAACAAAGGGTGGTTTTTCTACAAAGTCCGATGCACAAGCTGAAGCAATGGATATTGAAAGCAAACTAAAAAAAGGATTTATTGTTGACCCCATTAAGCAAGAAATTTCCGAATATTTTAAAGACTGGATGGAACTTTATAAGAAAAATGCAATTGATGAAATGACTTATAAAGGTTATGAGCAAACGTTAAAATATTTAAAAACCTATATGCCAAATGTTTTAATTTCCGAAATAACAGCATCTTCTTATCAAAGAGCGCTAAATAAATTTGCTGAAACACACGCCAAAGCATCTACAAAAGGGTTTCATACTAGAGTTAGAGCATCTATTCAACCACTCATTGAAGAGGGACGACTGCAAAAAGATTTCACCACTCGAGCAGTCGTTAAAGGTAACGGGAATGATAAAGCCGAGCAAGACAAGTTTGTAAATTTTGATGAATACAAGCAATTAGTTGATTATTTCAGAAATAGGCTTAATCCAAACTATTCATCTCCCACTATGCTGTTTATAATTTCAATTACTGGAATGAGAGCCAGTGAAGCTTTTGGATTAGTATGGGATGATATTAATTTTGATAATAATGTCATCAAGTGTCGCAGAACTTGGAATTACAGAAATAAAGTAGGTGGTTTCAAAAAGCCCAAAACAGATGCTGGAATAAGAGATATTATTATAGATGATGAAAGTATGCAATTGCTAAAAGATTTTAGAGAACAGCAAAAAACATTATTTGAAAGTTTGGGTATAAAACCGATACATGACTTTGTTTGTTATCATCCTTATAGAAAAATAATAACTCTCTCAGCTTTGCAAAATACATTAGATCATGCATTGAAAAAACTAAATATTTCTACTCCACTTACTGTACACGGTTTAAGGCATACTCATGCTTCTGTTCTCCTCTATCATGGAGTTGATATCATGACTGTTTCAAAACGCCTAGGACACGCAAGTGTGGCTATCACACAGCAAACCTATATTCATATTATAAAAGAGCTAGAAAATAAAGATAAGGATAAAATAATTGAGCTGCTACTGGAGTTATAATTTTCTTACAACAAAAATACAACAAATCATTAAAAACTAAGAATAAACCCATTATCTAAAGCATATATACCCTTTACTATGTAGTTCTTCATGGGAGCTCAAGAAGAATAAAAGACAAGCAAAATTTTATCAAAACTATTAATGATACCTAGGCCTTCGTGTGCTTAGGTATTTTATTTTCAAGCCATCATCATTTTAATTTTTTCACAAATTTTTAGTTTATTATTTAGTACTAATTCCAGCATATCTTCAATCGAGTTAATCATTTATTATATTTTGGAAGTTAAGACTAATCAAAACTAAAATAAGTTGCTATCTCTCTCCCGAAAACTATAATAATTCCCCGCTCCCACAATAATATGATCAATAAAATTAATTCCTATATTATCACAAGCATTTTTTAATTTTTTTGTAAAAATTTTATCTGCTTGACTAGGTTGTAAATTGCCCGAAGGGTGATTATGTGCGACTAATAAACCAACCGAGAGATTTTTTATTGCATGGTAAAGGATCTCTCGAGGACTAGCAGTTGCATGATTAACTGCTCCGATAAAAATAGTTTTCTTCTCAATAATTTGATTTTGTCCATCTAAATAGGTCGCGGTAAGATGTTCTTGCTCAAAATTTTGCATTTCAAAAGCAAGACTCATGCCATATTCTTTTGAACTTAAAACTTGACCATAACGTTTTCTGGTTGTCGTTTGTATTCTTTTTCCAAGTTCAATCATTGCTCGCAATTCAATAGCTTTTGTTTGCCCAATACCCGAAATCTCCTTGAGTTCACTAATAGATGCTTTGCGAAAATTATCCAATGTCCCAAAATGTTGCAAAAGTTCTAAAGCTAAATTTAATGATGAGTATTTTTTCCGACCCGTCCGCAATAATATTGCAAGTAACTCAACATCGGACAAATACTCTTCACCTAAAAGTTCTAAACGCTCTCTTGGTTGCATTGGATAAAATTTCTCTTTTAATTCGTACAT